ACTAATATAGGTAAAAATCTTTTAGCCAAGTATCTTGTTGGACAGACGCAATCATATGCCTCACACATTGCCGTGGGCTGTGGACCCACTCCAGTGGCTTCTGATGGGGCATTTTCTGACTACTCTCTAAAGAAATCTTTAGACTTTGAGATGTTTCGTGTTCCAATTATATCTAGAGGCTTTGTTAATGAAAACGGTATTGATAAGGTAGTCCTAACAGCAGAACTGCCAACAGAAGAAAGATATGAGATTACAGAGGTCGGAGTGTTCTCTGCTGGATCAAACCCAGTTGCTGGATCTTTTGATAGCAGAAATATATTTTCTTTTGCAGATACAGATAACTGGTTGTACCAGCCATTTGGTTCTGCTGCAATAGATATCCCAGTAAGGTATGAGCCACTTGATGGAGACTCTGAAAACGGAATAATAAATCAGACAGTTAATGTCTTTGCAACAAATGCAGACAATAGAATATTTACACAGTCAGACAGAATAGCAAGACACGAAAGATGCAGATTCTTAAATAATATAATTGCTATTGTTGGAAACGATTCTACCCTAACAACTAACTCTTTAGGAAAAATCCAGGTGGGTTCAGGATCAAAGTATATAAGACTTAATGAGACGACTGTGGACCTTACTAAGAATAGTCCGCTAGATGAACTTAGACTTGCGTTTTCAGTTGTTAATAAGGTTGCTAATTCTAATACAGTTCCAGATAATGTTAAGATTTTGCTAGAGTTTTCTCATGCAGGATTAAATGCAACTCAAGAGTATGCTAGGTTTGAAGTAAACATAGATGATGAGTCATATGTTGCTGGCACAGCAGTAGAAAAAGAAAATTTTGCAACAAACAGATATATCGTTGCAACAAAGGCTCTCAAAGATTTAAATAAAACAGATAACTTTGACTGGAGAGAAGTAACATCTGTAAAGATTTATTCATGTGTAACTGAGGCTGGCTCCCCAACTGATTTATTTTATGTATGTCTTGACGGGCTAAGACTTGAAAATATTACATCGACAAACTCATTGTATGGTCTTACTGGCTACTCTGTAATTAAGAGTGTAGGGTCAAAGCCAATCATAAAGGCAGCCAACACAACAAACTATATTGAATTTAGATTTGCTTTGGATGTTGGATAATGGCAGACAAAGGAATTAAAAATGTCATCATTAAAAAAGATTTACTTGGAAAGGTGACCTCATCAAACTCAAGAGTTGTCAGGTTTAGACTTGTATCAGAAGATAAAAATAGAAAATCAGCATATTCAAAAATTTTTATTACTGGTTCAGAGGCTGTAATAATAGGCCCAGGAGATTTGAATATTATTGGCAACAGTGTTATCGTAAACTGGGCTACTGGTCAAGTTTCAGTGCAAATAGTCTATGATGTTTTTGCAGGATTTGATGGTGCGACTCCAATTTATATAGGATCTACAGGATCACAAAACTATTCTTTTTTAAAAAATGGAACACAGTCAGTAAGAGTAATAGTTCAGGCATCATCTATAGCGCCAAAATTATCTCCAAACCTAGAAGTCTACGACTCTGGAATCGTAAGTCTGGTATAATTATAAGATGGCAATTCTACCTGTACCAGAGCGAGGACAACCTTTAGACGTAACATATATTTATCAGATTGTTAAGGCTATTAATGATTTGTCTACACAGATATCTCCATCAACATATAAATATGTAACGGTAGATACGCCAAATGCTGGAAAGCAAAGCGTAAAAGCATCAGAAGCAAGAGTAATTGGTGGATATGTGCAGGTTACAACTAGCACAACACAGACTGCTGGGTCATCTCAGCCATTTGCCTATGACTTTCCAAGCGAGTTTAAGTTTGCTCCAGTAGTAACAGCAACGCCAGTGAATGTGGGCAATACTGATGCTGGAAAAGATGTGACGGTTACACTCAAGAGTGTTTCAACATCAAAGGTCGAAGGCACCGTAAAGTTTAATGCTGGAGGCGACACAAGTATTGGAATTAACCTAGTAATCATTGGAATACCAAATTAATGATAAAGTGTAAAAAATGTAATGGAAGAATGTTTATAGATAGACAATATACAGAAATAAATAATTTAGAATTATACTGTATTCTTTGCGGGTCAAGAAGTTTCTTTCACCCGCCAAGCAATTCTCAGGAGGGCCGATGGCTACTAAAAAAGGAACAATTGAGAGCGAAAAGTACAATGAGTCACCTGTAATTTCAGGTAACAAAAAGGTTTGGTTTCTTAATGGAGACCTTGTAAGGATTCATCATTTAAACAGGTCTAATGGAATAATGTCTGTTTATAATATTACAAAAGATCAAATAGAGAGTTGTCTAATTGGTGACTTTAAAAATAAAAGAGAGAGAGCATATACTGTGGGGCAGACTGCTGATTTAGTTAATCGTCACAAAAAATATATGCCAGATCTAATGAAGCGTGGAGTAATACCATTTCCAACTGGATCTCAAAAAGGTGGTGCAAGAGGTTTTCAGGTAAGATCATATTACTCTGAGTCGCAAGTGAGAGAGATCCGTGATATACTTGCTTCACATCATATTGGCAGACCAAGAAAAGATAAGTTAATTACTAATGATATTACGCCCAGCAAGCAAGAGTTGACACGAAGAATGGGCGATGGTATACTTACTTATAGAAGAACTGAAGATGGACGATTTGTTCCAATTTGGAATGAGTCTATTTAACGAAGGGTATAAAATGTCAGACAGCAACTATGTAGTAACAAATGAACCAACTAAGGTATCTGTAACATTGGGATACACACTTAATCTAGGAAATTTTCAATCACTAAGGCTTGATCTTGGTGTCGTTGACAGTTCACGCAATGGAGAAACAGTGGACCAGTCCTTTGAGCGTGTATACAAGTTTGTTGAAGATAAACTTACAGCAAAGATTTTGGAAGCCCAATCGGAGGCTGCTGAAGGATAATGGCTGAACGCAAAGACCGTATGGCTTTGCTTTCAAGATACAGCAAGTATCATACCGCAAGGTACGAATCAAAGCCATCCCTTAATCTAAATGTAGAGCAGTGGGCATCAGATGCCCTTGTAGAATCATACACACTGCCAGGATGCTACGATATACTTGAGTATTACTTTTCGGTTGCAGAGAATCCTTCTTGGAACTACTTTGCATACAACGCAGAAAAAATATTGCAGGCACAAAAAGATAAAGTCAAAGACAACGAAGAGAGAGCAGAGCGCAGACGAATGGCAAAGGAGTGGCTAAGTGAATAATACAGAGGCAAAACTACTTACGGCTGTTTTAAACGATAAGCAGATTCATGTGCTCCTTCAGGCAAATGTCGACAACCTTCTTAGAACCCACGGAGACATTTGGAATTTTGTAAGGTTATACTTTGAAAACAATTCAGTTCTTCCACCAGCAGAGTTGGTAACCGAAAAATTTAGAGACTTTGAGCCAGTAGCAGGCGTTGGGGCTACAAAGCACCACCTTGAAGAGTTACAAGGTGAGTACCTTACAGATAGTCTAAAAGATATTATTAGGTCTGCAGCATCTGAGATTCAGAACAATAATGGAACTGGTGCCCTTAATGAACTCATCACAAAGACTTCAGAATTAAAAAAGAACACTGCTGCAATTCGTGATATTGATGTTACAGACCTTGAGTCTGCTATCGCATATTTTGAAAATGTTAAAAAGCAACAAGCATTAGGATTGTCTGGAATTAAAACAGGTCTTCCAGGATTTGATAACTATCTGCCTTCAGGAATTATGCCAGGACAACTTGGAGTGTTTCTTGCATATCCAGGAATTGGTAAGTCATGGCTTGCACTTTACTTTGCTGTTCAAGCGTGGAAGCAGGGTAAGTCTCCAATGGTGATTTCTCTTGAAATGTCTGAGACTGAGGTTCGTAATCGTGTATTCACAATTATGGGTGAAGGACGTTGGTCACATCGTAAGATTAGCAATGGAGAGATCGAGATTGACATGTTAAAGGAATGGCATGCAAAAAATCTTGCAGGTAAGCCAGAGTTTCATATCATATCAAATGATAGTGGTGGAGAAATCAATCCTTCTGTTCTTCGTGGAAAGATTGATCAGTATAAGCCAGACTTTGTAATTGTTGACT